ATTTAAAACTCAAAATCTATTAAATGAGTTTAAGAAAATAGAAGATAAATTATTTCCACCTGGAGATCATGGTGAAGCCTCCACACAATATATTGATGCCGGAACTATAATGCTTAAATTTTTCAAGCTTGGTATGGCAATGACAGAACTTGATAATCATAAGCAAGAAGGATTAAATACGCAGTTGAATATATTATTTAAAAATTATGGAATCAAATTTGAATAATCAAAAAAATTATTTATAATTTTACATAAAATTAAATCTAATGGAAGATACACCAGACTACGAAAAAGAACTTACAGATTTAAATGATTTTGAAGCTGATATGGTAAATAATCCAAGTCATTATCAAGGTCAAGGATTAGAAGCAATTGATGTAATTGAATCATTTAATTTAGGATTCAATATTGGTAACGTAATCAAATACCTTTTAAGAGCAGGGAAAAAGGGAATATACATTCAAGATTTGCAGAAGGCTCAATGGTATTTAAATAGAGAAATTTCAAAGGTTAATAAATACGAGTAGATTCATTAGCAATAGCCATAGCATTTAGTTGTGGCTATTTTTGTTGCATGAAAACAAGACAAGAAATTATTGCTGATTTGTATATTTCGAAAGAAGTAAAAAATACCTTATCTAAAATGCAACCTGCTTCAATTCGTGAGGATCTAAAGCAAGAAATATTTTTAATACTTTGTAATTTATCTGAAGAAAAGTTCTGGAATTTAGTTAATAACAATGCGTTAAAGTTTTGGTTTGCCAGAACAATGCTAAATTTGATTTATCAGTCGAGACCAAGTGAATCATTTTTTAAGAATTTTAGAGCCAAATTTGAATGCCTTGATGATTTTAATTTATTACCAGATACATTAGGCGAATCAGATGATAATAAAGAAGTAATAGAGCAAACATTAATTAAACTTGAAAATTCAGTTAATGAATTGCATTGGTATGAAAAAGGAATACTTGAAATTTATATTGATTGCAAGATGAATCAAAAAAAGGTATCAAGAGAAACAAAGATACCTTATATGTCAATTGTAAGAACTATTACTACAATTAAAGATAAAATTAAAAACGATTTAAAATGATATACTTTTTAGCATCAATTGCTTTTGTATTGTTTTGGGAAATGAATCATTTATGGCATCCATATTTGAAGTTTAAGCCATTTAATTGCGTTCCTTGTCTATCAGTATGGGTAGCATTATTATTGTGCTTTATAAATAAAGAAATTGTAGAAGTTATTTTTTATTGCTTTAGTGCTGGAGTAATAGCACCATTGCTTAAACATTGGTTAAAGTTATGACAATTGAAGAACTTAAATTTATAGAAGACAATATTGAAAATTTCGCTGCAATCAATGATGGATATTGTAAGCACATGGATCATAATATTTTAGGTGCTTATGAAAGCATTTATAGAAGCAATCTGGATAAACATTTTGTACTTACCAAATGGTGTGGACATTGCGTATTTGATATGATGCTACGATTAAGAAACTATTACGAAGAAAATAAACCTAAAAAATAATGAGAATACTTGCAGTTGGTGATCGTAGTTCTGGTGTAACTTATCATCGTTTGGCATTACCATTGTCAATCATGAAAAAGGATTATTGTTTAATTACTGATGTTATAAGCGAAGAACTATTAAAAGAAAAGCAATTTGACATTGTAGTTATTAATCGTTTTTATAATAACGAACCATTACAAACCATTATGGAGTGGAGGCAAAAATATGGATTCAAATTAATTGTAGATATTGATGACTATTGGATTTTATATGATCAGCATCCTTCACAAAATGCGTATCGTAAACTTGGCATTACTGGAGTAATTACTTCATACATTCGTATGGCAGATTTAGTTACTTGCACACATAATCGTTTAGCTTTAGAAATTAAAAAGATTAATCCAGAAGTAGTTGTTTTACCTAATGGATTACCATTTGATAAAGACCAATTTATTGATTTTAAAGTAGATCATGAAAAAACAAATATAGTTCATACTGGATCTATCATGCACTTTGCTGATATTAAGCAAATTAAATCTGATATGGTTAAACTATCAAAATCAAAAGCATTTGTGGAGGCTTCAAGAATGGTGGTTTGTGGATGGCATGATTATAACGAATGGCATTGGAAGCAGATTGCTGATATTTTAACGGCTAAACAAAAACTTGATTATCAAGTACTAAATCATTTGCCAGTTGAATCATATATGAATTTTTATAACGAAGCAGATATATTAATAGTTCCATTACTTGATAATAAATTTAATCGAATGAAATCTAATCTTAAAGCATTAGAAGCTGGTGCTAAAAAGATACCAATAATGACATTTAAAAAGCAACCATATGAAGACATTCCAACTTGTTTTTTTGTCGATGATTGGGAAAAAGATTTAAAACGTATGGTATTTAGTAAGCAAATGCAAATTGATTATGGTGAAGCAAATGCCGAATATGTGCGTAAGCATTATGATATTTTCCAAATTAATGAAGAACGCAATGCTATTTATAATAAACTAATTAACAAATAGATATGCCAATTTTTGAATGCAGTAACGGAAAATATAGAATAGGTAATGGTGAATGTATTTACGATACAGAAGAAAAAGCTATTGAAGTTTACCAGGCTATTTTAGCTGGTGGAGGCTTTATTGCTGATTCAAAAAAGGTTTCATTTGATTTTGATGATACATTATCAACTGCAAAAGGTCAAGATATAGCTTTACTTTTAAAGTCTGAAGGTAAAACAATTTACATTATTACCAGAAGACAACAATCAATGTCAAGTGAAGTTTATAAAGTAGCTGATAAGTTAGGTATTCCACATTCAAGAGTATATTTTACTAACGGTAAAATGAAATGGGAAATAATAAAGCGATTAAATATTGGCACACATTATGATAATAATCAAGATGAAATAGATTTGATTAATAAAAATACTCAATGCAAGGGAATAAAGTTTTAAAAGCATCTGATAAAGAGTTTTATGATTATGAAGTAAGCATTGGTGTTACTCCAGAGAATCCTGATTATTATAATCTAATGGATCAAGTAGCTTATAATATTTCATTAATTGCTAAAGATGTTATTGAAATAGGTGCTGGAATGGGAACTCTTGGGGAATGTTTATTGAAAAAAAATTGTTCTTACTATGGTATTGAACCAAATAAATATCATAGAGAATTTGCTAAAACAAGAGGCATTGAATTACATGATTTAGGTGATTATCCAAATAAGTGCGATTTAATTATTTCAATTGAAGTATTTGAACATTTAACAGATAGACAAATAAATGATTATTTAAGCACCATAGAGGCAAAATATTTTTATTTTTCTTCAACTCCACATTTAACAACTCCAGAATTTGACAATTGGTGGGGGCATATTAATATCAAGCAAGAAAATGAATGGATTGCTTTGTTTAATAAATTTGGATATAAACTAATTGCAAAAAATGGCATGCCAACAGACTGGACTTTAATTTTTCAAAATGGCTAAAGACTATAAAAATATTGATCATGATGAAATGATGCAATGGGCAGAAAAGTATATTGATCATTGCCTTCAATCAACTAAAGAAGTAGCTACGGCTGGTGGGGTAAAAACAATTCGAGAAAGGCATTTACCTACTATTAGTTATTTTTTGTTAATCTGGCTTCCAAGACAAGGACAACATTTATACAAACGTACTGCTTATTATTACGCATTAAAAGATGATAAAAATCCAAACCATCAATTAGTTCGTGAGATAGATGAAATGTTTCGTGCATTAGCAGCAGATATAGTAGCTAATGAAGGCAAAGGTGCATTTTATGCAAAGAATCTTCTTGGATGGACAGACAAACAACAAACAGATGGTAAACAAGAAATAGTTGTTACCTATGAACAAAAAGATACAAATCAAACTACCGAAGGAGCATAGTGGGCAACTAAAAATCCTAAACGAAGCTAAAAGATTTAATGTAGTAGATTGTGGTAGAAGATGGGGAAAGTCTGTTATGGCTACTAATCTTCTGGCTAATTGTGCAATTAAAGGATTACCTGCTGGATATTTTACTCCAACATATAAACTATTAAACGAAACATTTAATAATTTATTGTTGATTCTGGAGCCAATTATTAAACGCAAAAATGATAATCAATTTATAGAATTAATAACTGGTGGTAAGATTGAATTTTGGTCATTAGAAAATGAACTTGCAGGTAGATCAAGAAAATATCAATTGCTTATTGTAGATGAAGCTTCATTTACAAAGAATCTATGGCAAAGATGGACTGAATCATTAAGAGCAACTTTATCGGACTTGCGTGGTGAAGCATGGTTCTTTTCAACTCCAAAAGGTAAGAATGACTTTTATAAATCAAGAAAATGGATGGATGGCATGGAAAATGCCAACATCTACAAATCCTTTTATACATCCAGATGAAATTGAAGATGCTAAACGAGATATGCCGAATGATGCTTTTGCTCAAGAATATATGGCAGAATTTAATGAAAACGCAAGTAATCCGTTTGGTAGAGATAATATTGAGAAATGTATTAAGCCTTTAAGTTTAAATGCAACTCAATGTTTTGGCATAGATTTAGCTAAATCTTCTGACTGGACTGTAATCATTGGATTAGATGCACATGGAGATGTAAGTTACTTTGATAGATTCCAAAATGATTGGGGAACTACAATGACTAAAATAAAAGCATTACCAAGACTTCCAATGCTGATTGATTCAACTGGTGTAGGTGATCCAATTGTAGAGCAATTACAAACATCTGGATTAGATGTGGAGGCATTCAAGTTTACTTCAACTTCAAAGCAAGAATTAATGAAGGGTTTACAAGTAGCAATTCAACAAGGTACAATTGGGTATCCTGAAGGAATTATTGTAAATGAACTTGATGTATTTGAATTTCAATATAGTGTAAATGGTGTTAAATATTCTGCACCTAATGGATTTCATGATGATGCAGTTATGGCTTTAGCATTAGCAAATCGAAAGAAGGTATTTAATACTGGATCTGGAAGATATAGTTTCTCTTAATTTTACTATTTATATATGATGACTTGGAATGACATTACAGTATGGCAATGGCAACAATTGCAAATGTTACATCTAAAAAGGGAAGCAGATTCTACTGATTTAGATTTAGCAATTCGTGCTTTGTGTATATTAAAAAATTATACGGAAGAAGAAGTAGATTCTTTTTCATTAGAACGTTTAAAAATAGAACTTAAAAGCATTGACTTTTTTACGCATACACAACCAGAGCCAAAGCCAGTTGATGTAATTAAAGTAAATGGTAGAAAATATAGATGTATTTATGACATTAGAAATTTGCCAACTGCAAGATATTTAGAAACTAAATACTTTGCTAATGACATAGTTTATAATCTGCATAAGATAGGGGCATCTTTAGTATCACCATTGAAGTTTACATGGAAAGGATTTAAGCTTTGTAAGTACGATGCAAGTAAACATGAAGACTATGCAAATGACTTATTAGAAGCCAAATTTGTAGAAGTTTATGGTTCTGTGGTTTTTTTTTGTCAAATATTCAAGACCTTGATAGAAAATTCAAAGGATTATTTGATATTGGAGAGCCAGATGAACAACCAGATAGAGATGGCAGGACAATTAGTGGAGGCTTTATGGAAAAATTTGGATGGATTTACCAAGCTACCATCGTTGCCGAACATGAAAAAATAAAGTTAGATGAAGTTTATGAATTGCCAATAATACAATTCTTAAACGATTTGAGTTATTTAAAAGCTAAAAATGCTTATGATAATGAGCAATTAAAGCAAATTAGAAATGGATAATGTAGAGTTGGTTCTTACTGAATACGCAGTTAAGTTTTTAAAACTTGCTCAACAATCTATTTCTAAAGCAAAAAAAATTGATACTGGTCATTTAAGTGATATGACCGTAAGTGCAGTTGAAAAAAAGCCAAATTCATACACAATAACAATTGGATATGAAAAAAACAATCCTGCATCTAAATACTATGATTTTGTAGATAAAGGTGTTAAGGGTGTTAAGAATAAATCAAAGGCTCCTGGTTCACCTTATCAATATAAAACATTAAATGTAGGATCGCAATTTGTCAAAATTATTATGGCTTGGTATATGCGACATAAAAATTATATCAAAAACGAAACGCAAACTAAAAATTTATCATCTTTACAACAGAAAAGAAAAACAATTAGTGAAGTTAGTGAAAG